TAGGAAACCTCTGCGTCATAACCCATAGCTTTCAAGTAATTTCCTGCTTGCTCAGCTGTCATTTTCGTAGCGTTGATTATATCATTTAAAGAGTCTATAAAACTAGCATTATCAAGTCTTGCTCCTATCTCAAGATTATTATTAGCAGCATAATTTTCTAATGTATTAGTTAAAGATTTTAAGTCATCAATAGCATTTTGATCGTTTAAATTTACAATAATCTGTTGAACTATATCTTCCGAAGCCGCTTTTCTTAATCTTTCAATAGCTTCAATATCACCATTAGCCGCAGCTTCAATATCTTTTAAATTTTGTACGCCTTGTTCACCCTCAAAAAAATCATTTGAAAGAACGTCTCCACTACTAAGATTTAAAACATTAGCCATGTCATCTTTTAGTTCATTTAATGCTTTTGCGTACTCAGCGGTTCCCTTTTCACTGTTTTGTAAGCTATCTTTATACCCTTCAAAATTCTTTTGTAAATCTTCAAGACCTTTATTTAAACGAGTATTGGCAATTGCAACTTTTTTTGCGGCAGTTGCATTATTTTCTAAGCTATCATCAATTTTATCAGATTCTTTTGCAGCTTCTTGTAAATATTTAGCATAATCAGAAATTTCTTCTTTGAGTTCTGTTATTTTAGTTGTAGCGCCCAAACCCTCTAAATCAGCATCAGTTATCTCTGTTTCATCAACAGTAGTTCCTACAGCTTGACTTAAAATTTCTTTAATAACTGCAGTAGCCTGATTTTTAGAAGTCTCACTTGCAAGAATATCCTTCCAATTAATATTAATTCCCTTTTCAAGAATTTTATTAATTTCATCACTTGAAAAATTATTAGATAAATATTCCCAAACTTCATCAAAATTTATATCTTCACCAGAAGTATTTATTTGTTTTTGTATTCTTTCTTTTATATCTTCAATTTCTTTATCAGCGATTTTAATATTATCATCTTTAATTTCAAATGTTAGTCCAAAAGCAATATCAAGAACTTGGCTAGTAACTTCTGGATGGTCACTAAGATATTTAGTTATTCCTTGGATATACTCTGCATAGCTATCATATTGACTTTCATCAAATATTCCGCCTGCTTTTGCTAACTCTAAACTTTGTAATCCATCAATAAATTTAGTATAATTACTTTCTATATCCTCATAGGCTTTCTTGTAGCCCTCTTCTGAATCTATTTTTAAATTGTTTAAATATTGCTTAAATTGTGAACCAAAACCCATATTTTGAATTTTTGTCCAGGCAGCTCCACTCTCTGTAGCAAAAGATCTTTCTAATATATTTGCATAGTTTTTATAAACAAGTTGCATTTCTTTTATATTATCCTCTAAGGATAAAGAAATGCTTTCTTGCATATTATTAAAAGCTTCTTCTGAATAAGATTCATTAATTTTTGTTATATTATCTATATATTCATCATAAGTATCTTGACTAATTAAACCTTTTCGTAATTGATATTTAAAGTCTTTTTCTATTTTATCAAGACTATTTTTAAAATCTTGATAATTAATTTCTTTAATATCTTCTAGTTTATTACTTCCAACAATAGTATTAATAATATTTAATTCATTTGAAAATTTATCTGCACTAGACACTGCACCATGAAATAAATCAGTTAAATTTTTTAATGAATTAGCATATTCTTCAATATTTTGATTAACTAAATTTTCTGGCTTATTAATTTGTTTTCTTGCTGTAATAGCTGCATCAACATCTATTTCTTGAGATTCTTTTTTCTTTTTGGAAACGGCATTAGCACTTTTAAGAAGTTCTTTTTCCGTATCTCCTTTTTCTCCAGAAAATTGCATTGATTGAAGTCTTTCTTCTTGCTCATATTTTATAAGATCTTTTAATGCAGTTGTTTTATCAATAATAGCCTGTCCTTCATTATTATATCCTATCACAATAGAATCAGAGATGCCAACAAGTTGATTAACGATTTCTTGATAACGTTTATATTCATCCGCAGATAGACTAATATTTTCGCCATATTTAGAAACACCTTCAGATAATCTTTCAAATTCTTTTGATAATTCACTGTTTGCATTGACACCATTATTTGATAATAAAGATAAATTTTTATTATATTCTTGTAATGCAGAATTACTTTCTTGTATAGATTTTGTTAAATCTTCCTGAGCTTTTTTAGCTTCTTTTTCTGTAACAGTAAAATAATTATATGCCGCAGTAATTCCTACTATAGCTGCAGTAATAAGAGCTAAAGGACCTAAGACAGTACTTGTTCCTAAGAATGTTAAAGCAGTTTTTAATTCTACCGTTCCAGTAGTTACCATTCCCATAGCCGTAGCCAATTTAATCACTCCTGTGCTTAAATTACCAAAATTAGCAACTATCATTGGAAGAGCCATTCCAAGAGAGCTTAATGTTTGCAATAATTTTTCACTACCTGATAAAGATTCATCATTCCAAGTCTTCCAAATATTCTTTAAAGATAAAATATTAGAAGAAAGCATTCCTATTGAACTAATTAATTGAATTGTTTGTTGAATCTGTTGAATTAAAGCGATATTATTTATAAATTTTCGATATTCATTTTCAGCATTTATTATTGCATTTTCAAATGTTTCTGTATTACCATTTATTTGACCTTTTATAGTATTACTAGCAATGATACCCTCAGAAATTAATTGATCAATCAATTTAGAATAAATATTTGCTACATTTTGTGCAGAATTTCTTATTTCATTTTCATTACCAGCTACAAGAGCCTCTTTATATTTTTGCATTGCTTCATGATATCTTTTCGCAATTTTAAGAGCCTCTTCAGAAGAAATTCTTCCAATGCTATTTAACTCATCATAATTTACTTCTATATCTTCTATTGAAAGCGTCAATTCATTTAAAGCTTTTTTCTGATTTTCTATAGCTTGTGTTTGTTGTTCATCAGTGCTTTGAGAATCTTTTTTTATATTAATTAATTCTTGATTTGCACTTGATAAATTTTTCATAGCATTTGATACAGCTTTAATTTCTTCTTTATGTTTTTTATTTACTTCAATTTCTCGTTCTATCTGTTCATTATATATTTTTAATTGATCAATAGTAGTCTCAGTTGGTTGATTTTCTTGGTCAAAAAGATCAATATTTATATCTTTTTCAACGCGAATTAAACCAATGTACTCTTCTGTAGATCGCTTTTTTTCTTCCCACGCATCTCTTTGATTATACAGCTCGTTTGTAGCCTTAATCATTTCATTAGCTTCATTCTGTTGTTCTGTGGTTGCAATTGAACTTAAATTAATAATTTGCTGCTTCATATTAATTAATTTATTTGTAGCTTCATCATTAATTTTAATTCCTTTAAATTGCTGCAATAATTCAAATTGAGCATTCAATTGTTCTGCATTACTTCTTACCTTTTGAAAATTTTGAATAGTAGTAGCAAGTCCTTGAGCGATTTGCTTACTAAATACTTGAGTAGCAATAGATCCAAGAGCTAAAAGTGCGTTTCCGCCGCCGCCTATTCCATCTACTAAAGAAGTAGTTAAATGCAAAACTTCTGAACTTAGATCAGAAAATACATTCACAGTATCAGCATTTGCAAAAGAATCAACTAAATCTTCCCATTCTGCCTTAGTTCTTTTTAAATGAGCTTCCGTACTCTCCATATATATATCCTGTTGTTCTTGGAGAGTTCCTGTTGCATCTTGCGCAACTTTCAATGTATCTGTATATTGATCCCAGTTATCAAATAATGCAATTAAATTATTATATTGGCGCGTGCCAGCCATAGTTCTTGCTAAGTATACTTGTTGCTCACGACTATAAGTAGACCATTTTTCACCAATTTCTTCAATAACATCGCCCATATCACGAAGACTGCCTGTAGCATCAAGTACATTAACACCCATTTTCGCCATTTGCCCAGAATAAGTGCCTAATGTAGCTCCCTCTTCATCTACACCTGCTTGAATATCTGTCATACGAGCATAAATAGTCTTTAATGCAGTACCAACAGATTCTGGAGCCTGTCTTGTAACAGCAATAATTGTAGATAGCTGCGCTGCTAATTGATCTTCTCCAACGCCCATTGCGGCTGCCGCAGATGCTACTTTACTCATACCTTTAGATAATTCTTCTAGGTTAGATGCTGTACTTGCAGCAACTGCTGCTAATTTATCTACATATAATTCCGCTTCTTGTGCATTAACTTTATAACCGTTCCATACTGCGGTTAATTCTTCTGAAACGTCATCTGTGCTTTGCTTAGTAACGTTAGCTGTCTTTAATGTTACTTCTGTTCTAGCTGCAACTTCTTCATCACTTAAACCTTGCTGATAATAAATCAATGAAGCGTCTGTATAATTAGTAGTAGACTGCCCTAATGCTTTCGCAGCTTTATTTGCTTGAGCTGCAAATTCCGCCATATCATCAGAAGACTTATTTGTTACGATTCTAATATCATTTAATGAACTATCTAAATCTTTAATATAATAATATGCTTCCTGTACAGATCCAGATAACTTATTCATTGCCCCAGAAGCAACGCCCCATTTAATAGTATTAGCCATTGTCGTAGCCATATTATCTAATAAACTATGTGTCTGCTTTAATTGCATATTAGTAGTTAAGATTTGAGATGTTATATTTCTAAATGCACTTTGACCTGCGGCTCCCGCAGAATTAAAATCATTATATATTCTATTAATATCTAAACTTTTTAATTCTTGGTTAAATTTAGATATATTAAGAGTTCCTAAATTAGTATTAAATGAACGATCTAAAGCATCTCCTACTTCTTTAGCAGTTTGTTTAATTTGAGCTAATTGTGCCTTTGCTGAAGGTAAGTCCATGCTTTTGTTTAAATTCATTAAATCACTTGTGGTTAACTTTTGTAATGATTGTAATGAAGACTTAATTTCATTTAAACTAGCTTTATCAACAGTATAACGAATACCAAAATTGATATTATTATTAGCCATATAATCCTTTTGCCTCCTCTGAAAACAATATAAAAAAATTGCCTTTACTATCATATAATGATAGTAAAGGCTTGACTTTTAATCTATTTTGACCTAATTACTTTTTATCAGATAAAGGAATAACTTTTCCAATATCATTAATTGGGCGTCCACCATTTGCCGCAGTTGCAAAATCAATAACCGCTTGATATTTTTCTGGATCAAATGAATCTACAATCTCCATTGCTGCTTTTGCATTTCCAGGAAGATCATTAATTAAACTCTGAATAACAGCAGCCGCAGTGTTCTTATAATTTAAAGTATCTGCAATAATATCTTCCATAAATTCAATAAGATCGTTATATTCATCTTCATTTAAAACATCTAACATTTTATCAATAAATCCATTACTCTTTAAAGTATCATATAATTTACTTTCATTTTCTTTCTGTTTATCTGTAAAAGATAAATTAGTATACATATATACTAGATGAAGATTAAAAAACATATCTAATTTTAAAGAGTTATAGACTCCATTTTCATATGCTTTTTGTAATGTAATCATTATAAGATCATATTTATCTTCAATAGGTAAATAATTTAATACTTCAATAGTCTGTCCATTAAAATCAAAAGTAGAAACACTTGTATCTGTTTTTAATTTTAGATTTGCATAGCTCACTTTATTTGCCATTTTTATTCTCCTTTTATCTCATTTCTATTATAATTATACTATAAAATTTTTCTTTTGTCAAGTTTTTTATTTTCTTGCCCCTGTAAATTTAACATTTTGACGTAATTTAGATAATGTATTTTTTGTTCTAATGTAAGCATCTTCTACTTCTGAAGCTTTAGTTTGAATAAAAACATTATCTTTTTCTTTTAATGCCTTATTAGGTTTAACAATCAAAGAACCTTTTATGTTAGTTGCTATCTGTCTTAAAAATGTTGGTACATACACTAGAGTATCTGCATAACGAATAAAATATGCTTGAGTTTGATCTCCTCCAGAAATTCCAGAGATAATAAATGCAGAGGCTTTTGCAGCTAAATATCTATCTAAATCATTTTGTTCTTTTTCTGATATACCATGTAAATATGCATTAGCATAATAATATTCAAAACTACTATTTGTTAATCCTCCTTCAGTCATTAAAGGCTGCCAAGATATTTGATCTGCAAGAGTTTTGCCTCTGCCTCTTGATTTAATATAAGATTTATCTGAAATACCTAAATCTACAGTTATTGACATATCATTTTCTGTATAAGTTAAGTTAACAACATTATCACTTTTATTAACAAATTTTCGTTGTCCACCAAGTTTAGCATCTGCAAATTCTTTATCTAATATTAAAGTAGCTTTAGTTCCACTTAAAGAAGCTGAATTTATTTTTATTATTGCATCTCCAACAGCTTGTTCAATTCCTATTAAAGCTTTAGAATGAATATAGTCTCCAAATTCAAGAAGGCCGCCTTTAAAGTCTCCAACTAAAGAACCGCAAACTGTTTTTATATCTTTTTGAATTTTATCCCATCCTACGTCAATGTTAGATATTCCACCATAATTTTTAATAAAATTATCTAATTGATCGTAAGCAATTTTAGTTTTATTCATTCCTTCTGCGGAGACTATGCTAACATCACTATATCCATTTTCTTGAAAACTAGAATCAAAATTATCAAAAGTATTTTTAATTTTTTTAAAGCTATCAATAACTTTATTTAAACTTTGCATATCTTTAATAATAGAGGTGTCATATCCACCACCGACTCTACCAACAGTTAAATTTCCATATAATATAGTTTTATTCAAATCAGTCTTTACAAAATTAACTAATTCATTAAATATTTTTTCAACATCAGATGACGTTTCTAAATCTTTTTTAGAAGATCTAACTTCTAACACAGATTGCACATTTTTTACGAAATCTTCTGGAATATTTTGTCCATTTGCTAAAGTTGCTTCAAGTTTTTTAGCATTATCATTATAAGCTTGAACAATATCTAAAGATCCTAATTGATTATATAAAAATGCTCTATTAGATTGCCAATCTGCATTTTTATAATATATATAACTTTCCCATGCATCCATATCTATCACCTACATAAACAAAAAATGGAGGCGGTTTCCCGCCTCCTTAAATCATTAGCCCTCTGCTACTACTGCGGCAGCCGCATGAGCAGTATGACTATCCATTACTGTAGTTCCAGCTTTTAAATCTTCATCTTCATCTGGATCAATTACTTGCATTACACATAAAACTTTCTTTGTCTTATCAAAGTAAGTATATCCTGGGAATGCATCCATGGTAAATGTAAATGTAGATGGATCACCAGTAGAAGCCATAGTAAATGTGAAATTAGACTGAATTTTAACATTAGGGAATGTTAAGTTTGCAGGTAAATCTACACCATCTTTCTGACGTCTGAACAGAGTATCTGCTTCAACATAATAGTAACCAGCAAAATGCTCTGCATCAATCTGCATTTCATCAACTTTAGCTTCATCTTTTACTACATAGTAATCAACAAATACCATCTTGCCAACAAGATCTTTTTCAGTTGATGTCAAAGTAATTACCTTACCTTCGATACTCTTAATCTCAACAAGATCACCAGTTAAATCACCATCATCTTCTGCAAGAGCAACAAAAGTATAGTCAGGACCGCAAATTTCTTCATCCTCACCTAAAGCATCTGTTAAATCTACTACAAGAACAGGAGTTGCATCTCCAGTAGCAGTATTACTAATAGTTGTCATTGAAGTAGTATGAACATGTACTTTGTTATCTGTCTTTCCTGTTCCAAATAATCCTGCGCCAGATAAAATAGAGAAACCAATAGGAGAAAGTAAAGCGTCTTCAACAGTGAAAGTTAAAGTTTTTTCACCTTCCCAAGCAATTAATCTAGTATTACCTCTACCACCATTAGCATATACAGTTGTTGCTGCACCTTCTACTGTTGAAGTTTTTGCAGAATCAATATAAAGAACTGGCTGACCTTTTTTAAAGGTCTTTTTTCCAATTACAACATCTGATTTCGGTTTAAATACGACATTACAAATCTCGCGTACACCAAACTTCATCTATATATCCTCCTTAAAAATTTTTAAGTTATTTTTGATTATGAATGAATATCTTTCATCCAATTATCCACTTCTTCTAAATCCTTAGCTCCCGCTAATTTTGCTTTAAGATAAATATCATAAGATTCTTTTAACTCAAAGCGTTCAAATTCATCAAATAATTGATAGACAGTATATTGTAATAAATCATTATAATTTTTAGATTGTCCAACCGCCAAAATTGAAAGATATCTACCAAGTATGGAAATTTTTTGTTTCTCTCCTTTAGCCTCTGCGGCCTTCGCTCTACCTTTATTCAACTTTTCAGCAATCTTTTTAGCTTGTTCTCCAACAGGATTAAAACTTTGAGAATCATTCTTTTTTGGTTTTAAACAAAACATAGCAACCAAAATTTCTTTAAAATTTTCAAAATTATTATTATTAATAAAATGCGCTTCATTTTCATTTTTTAATGATATTTGATTTTCTTCAACCATTATATTATAATTAGGAAAAATAATAGTTAAAACCATCTTTGCGCATGTATTATTCCTTTGAAGGGCTAATGTTTTTTTGTCTTTCATTATTGACATAAATACTTCAAAATTAGTTTTATCTTCTAAATTAATTTTGTCCTCTGTACTCAAAACTTCTTTAGAAAAATTTAATAATTCGCATCCTATAAAAAACGCCTCTTCACCTATATAAGCAATTTCTTTTATGGTTGGCTGATGAATATTAACTTGAGCTTCTTGGAATGGAATATCATTCCCAGACAATAGAAGTAAATCATTAATCATTATTTATATCTCTTGTCTCAATATCTTCTCCACCATGAATTGCCTTATAAGTTAAACAATAGCCAGATAAACTTTCATTTAAAATAAGTTCATTACAACCCGCGAGTTGAAAAGTTCCTATTCCAGATAATTTAGTATTATTTAAAATTCCATCAATATAACCGCAAATTTTTAAAGGTCTTAATTTATAATTTCCAATATCCCAACAGTCTGTATGACAAATTACATCAAAAGATACCGTACAATCGCGGAATTGAGGATTTTTTGCGTTAGGAGTAAAATTATCAAAACTAATAATTATATAAGATTTTACCTCTTCATGTTCAGGCATTCTAATCTTTGGTTCTAATTTAATATATCCATCTTCTCGCAATTTTCCTAAAGACATTGATTCAATTTTATCAATATAAGCTTGATTACTTTTATTATCTAAACAATCTTTAGTATTTATTACTAATAATCGTTTTAATTCTTTACTATATTGTTTACTATCAACAAAAAGCTTTTTTAAAATAGTTTCAATATCTTTTTCACAAGATAAGAAAGATGAATTTAACTTATCTATCATTACTAAATCTCTATTCACTTTTTTCTCCTTTTATCTCTATAAGGATTTTATAATAATTGGAAATATAATTTCCTTATTTTCTTTTCTATAAATTAAATCAAAATTGCCACTTCTTCCAGTGGTAATTTCAATAGTAACAGATGTGTCGTCTTTTTTTATAATATTAGCTTTTTTATTATCACTAATATACCAATTGCCGCCACTGTTATTTTTTATTTCATAAGACACAATATCATATGGATAAACTTCTTTTTTACCCTCAATGTCTGAATTATTCTCTATATTTGATACTGTCGACTCTTGTTTAATAACATCTGCCATCTCATTATTATAAGATTCATTCAAACAAATTTTTATAATTCCATCTCCATAATATGGATTTACAGTAGCAACTTCCCAAGTATTAACTTTTCCAGTTTCATCTTCAGCGATTTTTATCTTTGTAAATCTATGAAAATAATCTATTGTATCTTCATTTTTAGGCACAAAAGCAACTAATGAATAATTAAGATCATTCCAAGAGGTATTATGTTTTTGATTCCATTGAATCTCAGTTTCTGCGGGACCTCTTAAATAAACCTTATAAGTTTTTCCATTTACTTCTATTTCGCCTTTGCATCGTCTAATTTCAGCTCTAAAGTAAGAATCTTCTTCTAAATATTGTAAATAGATTATCCAAAAAGTTCCAGTTCTTTCCCATTCAAAAACATCTCCAACTTTTATATCAGTTGGTGTAATTCCTTCTGCAGTCATTTCATTCTTTTCATTATTTAAGTCTATATCTTCATAAGGAATTGATAAAATTTTATTATCATAGTCAGTATTTAGTTTATCGCTATTAATTAAACATCTAAATTTTCTGCCATCTGGAAATATTGCGGTTTCCGCCTGATAAGAGTATAATAACGCCTTCCGCAGAGATTGTAACTTATCTTTCTGGAATCGACCTTCCGCGTTTCCGCCTTGATAGCTTAATCTGGTTTTTAAATTTTCTAATCCTGGCATTTTTGTTTCAAACTATTACACAGACCAAGACATTCAAAGATAGTTCTTCTAAAAAGAAAAAAATCATCTTCTTTAGTTAATGTAAATAGCCCTTCTAATTTACATAAAAGTGAAAATAATGAATCATGCTGGTCGATAAGCAATCTATTCATTCCTGCAAACTCTTCAATAATAGTTTCTAAAGGTTTTTCCCAATCAATATTTTCTTCTCTACTTGGTAAAAGTTTATAAATCTGATTAGTGAGTCTTTTTAAATTATTATTAATTGCCGCATCATTAATTTCAGCATTATACTTTATTATCATATTAGCTACCTCCGTTTTCATCAGTAGCTATATTAATATAAGAAATTTTACTACTAGATTTTTTAATAGGTTCCATTATACTTCCAAAAGTAGAACGCATAACTCCATCTTCGTCTGCTTTTCTTCTTTTATACAATCTTTGTAAATGAAAACCTAATCTTTCATAATCTTTTTTCAAAGATAAAAGTTTTTGCATATGATTTGCTTGAGATGTAAATTTAAAATCAGATCCGCTATATTTCATTCTAGTATTTTCAACACTAGCCAATTGCTGACCTATCCATTCTACAACCATATATGTTGAAATAATATTAATCTCTTCATTAGAGAGTTCTATATTATATTCTTCTAAATCTTCATTATAATCATAAATATCTTTTCTAGGGAACTCAAAATAATGCAATGAATTTAATAATAATTCTTTTAATAATTTTTCAGTATCTCCCCTAGTTAATTCCATATACATATCATCTGTTGTTTTAGAAAGAAAGGAGTCATAAATTTTACTAAATAATGTTTGCATTAAAATTCACCCTTTCATCTATTTATTATTTTGATTCTGAAGTCACAACTTCATATTTTGGTATAGTTGTGCGGCGTCCCGTACTTGTGGCGGCTGTTGGGGTTGAAACCCTTCTTTCAACCTTTTTCTTTTGATTAGAGGTGTCTTCATCGCCACTGTCAAATTTAGTATTTTGAATTTCAATTGCTCTCGTAACATTAAAATTAAGTTTTTCAAGAATTGCATTTCTTTTAGACATATTATCTAATGGCAAGGATACTGATAAATCTTTAACCATATTTAATACTCCATCTGGAGCAAAATCTAAGCAATCAAGAAATTCATCTAAACTTCCTTGAGTTAATAATTTTTTAATATCTTCTTCTGAATAAAAATATTCTGGCTCCACATCAATACCAAGTTCTTTTAAAGCTTCTGGACTTTTAATTACTAAGTAATTTTTTAATAAATCTTCTCCGCCAGGTAAGAAATATAAACTTTGCAATTCTGCAAACGGAATCTCTTTTGTCTCTCTTGAGGCGAACTGACGATTAACTCCCATTTCCGGAACTTCATAGCCAACTCTTCCGCTATCTCTATTTGCAACTTTAATTAATGTATTTTTTTCCATATTCAATTATTCTCCTTTTATCTCTAAAAAAATGGGAGAATTAATAATTTACATTATTCAATTCTCCCAAAAATATCATTTGTTACTTATTATCTTTTGTTAAAGAGGTGTTCTTGTATACACAAATACCTGGATTTACAAGATAAGTAGCTACACCAAGTTTCTGATAAGTCTGAATCTCAGTAGACCAATCTCTATTCTCAAAAGATTTAACCTGGGCTTGACCCTCAAAAGCAACTTTTACAGGCTTTTCTGCACCAGTTGGAATAATATAAGCAATCGAAGGATCAATTACTTTCTTTTCATTTGTTTCATCTTCAAAAGATTGAGGTAAGATAATTACATTATGTCCTTTATAAGAAGTAAAATAACCATTATTCCAAATCTGATCTTTCATTGCATCAGATGTCCATTTTTCATCTGGAATCATAGTAGCAGCAAATTCAAAAGTACAATAAATAGTAGATTTGCCATAAGCATCTGCAGTAGCAAGCAATCTATCCATCTCATGCTGATTAAATGCGCCTTGAGTAGTCTTGTTTACAGGTTTAATAGTATCTACAGTAGCCTCTAAAGATTTTGCAATCTCGCGATATACAGATTCATCTAAACCTTCAAGAACTAAATTATAATAATCGTTAAGTGTGAATCTATTATCAAGCATTTCTTCCCACTCAACTCTAGCAGCTCCGCCGTATGCGCTAGTAGGAACTTCGAGTGAATAACCGTCTAATTTGAAAGTTTCATATCTACCAGCTAAACCTACTTTAGTAACAAACTGTTTAGCACGTTTCTTAGAAGCTTCGCTAATATTTACTTTAAATACTGGTCTTGTACCCTGAGCATAAGTCTTAACATCAGCAAACTGACCATAGCTCTGCATAACTTTAACTGGAAGTACTTCAGTAAGACCAACTTCAAGTAAAGTATAAATTAAATTTTGGTTTTCGCGGAAAAGCTGTGGAGTTTTTCCAAGCTCATTTAATTCATTAATAAATGTTTTATTAAGTGCTTCCGCAGAAAGCTTCTGATCTCCAAAAGAATAAGTAGCTGAAGGATTTAAAGAAGCTTTAGCATTGGCTCTAGCCAATTCGATTAAACTATTTCTATCTAATGCCATTTCTATTTCCTCCTATTACGCAATTCTCATAAGCTTAACGCCCGGTTGACCGTCAGCCATTGTATAAACCTTAACTACCTGAAATACTGGACCTTTTTCATCTCCAGAAAGAGCTAGATAACCAGTAGCTGGATCAACATAAAGTTTAGTTCCTTCACTAGCCTCAATTCCTTCAACTTCATCCATATCATGCTTTGCAGCTCCGCCAAAAGCATTCGTTGTATAAATATCACCTAATACAGTAGAGATTAATCTAGGAACAATCTCTCCATCTGTATAATCAGTAGCAATCATAGCAAAATCTTTATGAGATTGTTTTCTCTCATCATAAAGTTTTTCTTCATTATAAATAAGCATCCATTCGCCATCGCCAGTAAGATTTACTTTACCAGTAACATAGTCATATTTAGCAAATCTACCATTTTCAATAATAGTACCCATTGTGGTGGTATCAACTGGTAACTGTGCTAAAATCTGTCCTGTTACGATGCCTGAAAGATGGTTAGGTTCAACCTGCGCGAAACCTTTTCTACTAATTGTAGCCATATTTCATATTCCTCCTGTATATTTATTAAAATTTTGAGTTTTCTTCAACTTCACGAACTGCTTTAACCCAGTCTGGAAGTCCGCTTGTTTCATCAGTTAAAGTATAAGTAGTAATATTATCATTCTCAGAAGATACTTTTGTTTGAGCCTGCTCTGCGGCGAGTTTTTTCTTTGTATAAATAATTGAAAGTTTAGCTTCGATATCATCTAAAGAATATTTAGATTTATTAGCTACAACATCTTTCTTATCTTCATCATCTAACATATAAAACTGACCAATTAAAGCATCTTTTTCTTTGTCTTCGATTTCAGCTTTAAATTTCTTTAAAACTTGATAATCTTCTAACATTGCGGTATATTTTGTATTTAAGTCATCATATTCAGCTTGAAGTAATTCATATTTCTTTTTATCTTTATCATCACTTTCGCCGCAACTGTATTCTTCTTTTTTCTTTTTCTTATCTTCTTCTGAATCTTCTTCGGAACTAGAATCTTCTTTATCATCAGATTCTTCATCCTTTTTTTCGTCTTTTTTAACGAATTCAGTCTCAGCCTCTACAACTTCTGCTTCAGCAGGAGTTTCAACTGTATATTCAGTAGTAGAAGTTGTTCCTTCTGTATCAATTTGATTTTTCACTGTATCCTCTAAATTAAATTTGTCCTCAACAGTTAAATTTTCTTCAGTTACAGGAGTGTTATCAACAACATTCTTTTCTTCCATGCTTTGTCCTCCTTCTAACGCAAAACGTAACTCTTGCATCATAGTATATAAAGTTTTCTTAAAGTTATCATCTACCTTAGTAAATGTTGAACTAACTTTTGGTGCGGTAACTGCAGAACCTTCAAAACAAGGCTCAACATCTTCGCCTAAAATACATAATTTTGAAAATATCGCGTCATTTATAATGAAAAAATCCATACCTGTCTTATAATTTTTTGACCATTGCCCCTGAATTGTTTCATCATCTAATTCCATTGACTGCGGTTTTCCTTCGCCCTCAACAGCAGATTTACATTCTTCAAACTGACCTGTCCAAAGATAACCCGTAGTCATTAAATATTCTCTTACGACAGAATTTCCAAAATCATCTTTATCTTCAAATTTTTGAAACCAAACTTTCGCATCTGGAGCTACAAAACCATAAGGAATTGTCATACATTCAAATTTGATACCTTCATCATCAAAAATGATTTTTTCTCCATGATCTGTAAAATCTTGTTTCTCTTCTTTATAATAACCAACAATAGGCGCACCTCTAAGCGATTTTGCCATATCAGTAGCTACTTCTTTTGAAATGTAACTATGGTTACGATTTTCTCCAAGATATAAAACTTTAATTTCACAACTAGACATTAAGGGATTAATATCTAAAGGTTGTAAATTAATAAATTCTGGAGAATCAAGAGTCGAAATTGACTGGTGCATTTGCTTCTCCTTTCAATTAATTCATACTTTCTCGATTAGCTATAGTTTTATCAGATTTTTCTGAATCTTCTTTTTCATTTCTGCCCACTTCCCCATTACCATTTGAAGAATTATTTGAGTTAGACTTTCTATTTAACATATCTGCATTCATTGTGCTAGACATTAAAGGTGGAATAAATACATTAACTAAATCAAGAATATCATTTTCAAAATAAGCATTAGCTAAAATAGAGCTTTGAGACTGTCCAAGTGCAATTTGCGGAAGCATCTTTGAGTAACCTAATTGAGTTTGTTCTTTATATAATTTAGCCATATCTTTATAATTATATATTGTTGTAGTTAATATTTGCGCTCTATAAAAAACCTTTTTTGGATTTTTATTAAAAGGAGCTAATAAATCGTTTAAAAACGATTCAAATTGAACAATTAAATTATACATTGCGGCTTCATCATTCATAATTGATTTTTCAAGAGCAATATTACCATCAGTATTAAATAAGTTCTGCGCAGTACCAGATTCATTATAAACCGTACGTTCTACCTTAGTTAATTCATCTACGGTAGTTGTAGTATTTTTATCCGCCATATCCGCAACTTCTACATCTGCGAACGTAGTTAAGACATCAATACCAATTGCTTTCCCCAACATTTTAACGGCATTATTATGTAAAGCTTGAGCTTCATCAACATCAAAGATTAGATCTCCATTTTTATCCATTGGCATTTTTTGAATAATAATTTTTAACAGTTTTTGCGCCATCTTTTTTCTGTCTAAGTCTTGTGCGGCATCCAGGTCTATAATAGCTGGAATAACAGAAATAAAAGCTGGATAATCTTCTCCATTGATATTAAATTTAATAACATTTTTTGTTTCTAATAAGTACCAACCAGATGTATCTCCAGGAAAATCTGGAATTAAACGACCTTCCTTATAAGCGATATATCCTTTTTTAAATTCTGCGGGAAATAAATTTAACATTTTCATTCTTTGAATAGAATCTCTAAAAGTATCATCAAAAAATCTCATATTAAATTCAACTGCAGGCCGCTGATTCACAGAAAATCTCGAACGACAATATTCTGTTGGCAATTCCTGTACTACCATTCTATTATTTTGTGAAATTAAATATCCATAATAGCAACCATTTCGTAAAACTTTTAAAGCTACTTCACCAAAAAAGCGTTTTACTTCAAAATTATCTAAATATAATAAAGCTTTATTAAAACCATCTAAAACTTTATCATCTTTAACACTTTCGCTATTTACATATGGAGTAATCATCCAATCATATCTATATAGATATGCCATATATCGACATAAGCGAGAATAAATACCGCTAGTCTTATAAAAGAAATTAGAAACTTCTTTCATAGTTTGGAGATCCCCCATATGCATAGCTTTTAAAACAGTTTGTTTATCTGCTAATCTAGGATTAATTTTTTTATAATCTCCTAAATGATAAACTGCATCATCAAGAGATTTAATTCCTACTTTTATTTTAGAAAAGTCTGGACTAGGAATATTCTTAGGAACATACATATCTGGGGTGTCTTGAGCAAGACTCATGTTAAAGCCTTTTTTCTTTATTTCTTCTTTTCTATTAATCAAGATAGACACCTTAACCTTTCTAATTATAGTATACCATAATTTTCTGTTCTTGTCAAATTGATCTAAAATAAATTTTTTAGTATCCTGCCGCAGTCATTATATAATCATAATCTACGCGACCTTCATCCCAATAAGGAATAATTATAAGAGTAATATTATGTTTCATACAGTATTCGCGCTTCTGCATATCATTATACTGTTGTTTTCTTAATCCAGAAATTCCGCCAAATTTACTCTTAGCTTCATAATGTTGTATCCCTTGATATTCTATTAAAAAATCTAATTCATCATTATCGTCAAAAACAGCGAAGTCAAATCGAAGAGGGCGACCGCTTGTACTGACTAAATCTGGAAAACTATACTCTTCTTTAAAATTTAATCCTGAATCATTTAAAATTTCCTCAATTTTTATTTCTCCTCTACTTGCCCTCAACGAAACTCACCTCCTTCGTACCTCCAATGAAGTTTTTCACCTGTTACAGGATGCCTTCCAGAGGTTTTCTTTTTCCGAGACAACATTGTCCTACATAAACTTTATTATTAATTTTATTTTTATGCAAATAAATAATGTATCTGTCCATAGAAAAGTTTCCTTTCTAAGTCACTATATATTTTAAAAAAATTTTTATATTCTTTATTAACTTCTGTCCTTTATTTTTACCCATTAAAAAACATAAAATCAGCAATATTTCTTTTTCTCTTCTTTTTCTTCCTATCTTCTTCTTGTTTAATATAATATAATCCATATTCAAAAGCAGAGAACTTGTCCTTCTTAATACTTCTTGTTGATTGTTTTAAAATAATATTAATTCCTTCGTTTTCTTCTACTAGATTTAAAAGTTGCTCTCTTAAAGCTGTTGTTAAAACAAAAGGTCTCAAATAATCATTTCTTTGGTCAACACTCATATTCTGACCAACTTTAGTTGACATTAATTTTGTTTTTGCTTGGCTTTCATCTATTAAGAATTTTATCTTTCCACTATACATTTGCGTTTGAACATATGTATGCGCTTCAGTATTAATCGCGGCATTTGCTTTTATTAAAAACATTGCATCATTTTCAACATCAGTGCCTTTAATCTTTTTATATGGTTCTGTTGCATCTTCTGCAGTTCCGCCAGACACTCCAAATGGAGGGAGAGTTTCACCAGTTTCCGGATCTATTTGCGCTTTTGTCATGAAATCAATAAGACCAGCACCAAGACCATTGGCATCAATAACAACTTGTCTAGCTTTATATTTATAATATAATTTTTTAATATTTATAGCTTGAACTTCAAAATCTTCTGCATCATAAGTATAAAAATTAACTACGGTTTTTAATGCGGATCCTTGAACTTGCGGAGTTACTTTGATAGGAGATACCTCTGTGGTACACTTAAAACGTCCAACATCGACACCTAATATATAATAAGCGCTCTTACTACTTCTTCCACTATATTCATACTCTGGCTGTAATAAAACTCTATGTTTATCAAATTTTTCAGCAGAGAAAAATGCATTTTCTGCATCTCCAGACCAAATACTTCTATATTCTCGATCAAATGAGTCTTCATTAAAAGTGCCTTGTAATTTTAATTGATCTACAAAATCTTCATCTAATAATCCTTCTGTTACAGGAGTCTCATAAGTTCCACCCATAACCATAACCATATCTGGATCAATAATAGATTGTATTAATAATTCAATTAATTTATCATATGCAAATGAATTTTTCCAACCCGCAGTTGTAATGTAAATTTGAGACTTATTTACATTTTCTTCATTATGTCTAGTTCCATCTGGTAAAAGTCTATTTACATTGGTCGTAGGAATAATAATTTCATTTAATGCAGTTTGATCAATAAGAACGCACTCCTCCATTAATCCGCCTGTTCTACGCTGACCTCTTGACGATTCTTTTGCTGCAAGAATATCAATAGAAGAACCATTTTTAAATACATATTTTACATTGTCTTTTGATTTTGTTGAAACGCCGCGATCCCAGTTAATTTCATTATTAAGTGCTGGTATCAATCGACATATTTCTTCAATCTTTGCAATAGTAATAGATGCAGCCTGCTCTTTTCCGCCAGTGGTTACAAAAAGATTAGCTCCTGGATACAATATACATCTAAGCATTAATACCATCATAGATAAAAAAGATTTAGAATATGCTCGCGGGAAGGTCGCATATACATATCTATGACGCATAACAATTCTAATAAAAACCCGCTGATAAAAATAAAAATTAAAAGTACTATCCGGGCCTTTCATAAAATCTACTAAAAGGTCCGGATATTCTCTATAAAAAGATATTTGAATTCTTAAATTCCCAATTTGAGCTTTTAAGCGCTCTTCAGATAAGCCTACTTTTTGATTATATGAAATGGATAGTTCCATTAGATTTTGTAGACTCATGAATTATCCTCCTCATAATAACTAGCTTCATCCGCAAGCTTTTCTTGATGAATCATTTCTTTATGAAGCTGTATATCTTCATCATTAATTTGAACTTCATCTAATCCTTGCTCTTTTGCTAATTCTTTATCTTTTTTCATGCTCTCCGCATTTTCACGCTTTTTGATATAGTCCTCAATTTGTCTAGCAAGCGCAGTATCTTCATAAATTAAAGAACGAGTATATCCTTTTAAATCATTGATTACTTTATCAACTATATCATAATTAACTTTAATTTCATATTTTGGAATTTGTCCACCATATTTTTCACAATAGGCAACCATCTCACCAACAGAATCAACAAATTCGTTCTTTTGTTCTTTATTTTGAACTGCGGTAAATTTTGCGGATTTGCGTAAAGAATCATACACTCTTGAAAGTTTTTGATATCCATCCATATCGCCACAATCGATTGCCTGGTTCATTTTTAAATAAGTTTTACAGATAAGAATCAGGGTTCCAATAGTATCAGAATCTTGAATATCAAAAGAGTTCATCATTTCATTATATTTTTTTTCAAGATCAACCCATTCGTTAGGCTTATATAGTCTTCCCCATTTCATCGCAAGATAAATCTTATCATCTGCAGTTAATTCTGCGGCAGGGTCTACTAGATCTTCTTCTTTCATAAAATTATTTTCATTATAAAAGTTATTTTCTCCAATCGGATTCTGTGGCGCCATATGCGGCATTTCCGCATGCTGAGTTTCGGTACTAACTAATGTTTTATATTGAGCCTCTGATATTTCTCCTTTTTCATACTGCTCTTTTACTTCTTCTTCAAATTGTTTTTGAGTTTCAATAGCTAATTTAGCTTTTTGCTCATTCTGCGCGCGAAGTTTTTCGCCATCCGCCCATCCATATTCTTTCCATTGCTTTAATTTCATTTTGGAAAGATATTTTCCAATAACGGACATTCCATTCATTCCATAAGGATCTTTGGCATAAGCCTTATCTCTTAATACATTCCATTCTTCTGGGACATAAGGAACATCCATGTCTTCTAATATCCAAAGATAGGTATCTGGGTCAAAGTTATCAATATGCATAGTCAAACATTTTTTACAAAGTTCAGTTTTTCTACCATCTTTATAGGTATAAAAATTTTTTTCATCCATTGATTTGCCGCATTTTGAACATACACAACTTGGCATAAAAATTCCTCCTTTATAATATTTTTATGAATTTATTTGCAACATTTTTTACATAAAGAGTACTATTTTTTTGATCCAGACTTCTTGTTGCGACATACCTTGCATATACTGTAGTAGCCATCTTTTGCGGTCTTATTTTTTGAAAAAAACTTATTATGAGCTAATTTAATTTTCCCACATCTTGAACATTTTTTCCATTTACCATATTCTTGAGTAGTATAATACCAAACTAAATAATCTTTTTGTGCTTGTTCCGCCAATAGCTTAGGAATTTTATTTCTCCATAAAGATGAAATATATTCAACTGAATGCTTAATTCCATGCTTTTCATTTAAAAGTTCTTGAATTTCTATATTTTGTTTACCATCAATTTTATAGATAAGTAAATCATAATATAATGGATATTTATCTTTTAAAGTTTCTTCAATTAAATTATCTAAATCTTCCATTAAAAAATATGAATCACTCCAAAACTTTCCACAAGAATCTTCTTTTAATTTTGAATAATTACACAAAAGCGCAGAAATATGTTTTGGATTAAATAATGAAATTAATCCATTACTAACTGGCTCATTATCTACTATTTTAATAGTTTCATCAAGTTGTAATTTTGAAAAACTTTTAATTGCATTCATGCAATAGATAGGTTGATGATAAGAATTTTTTATAACATATTGGTCTTGGCGCATTTCAATTAATTGTTTTTTTAATAAAAACTTGCGCTTGCCCGTTGCCGCTTTTTCCTGTTCCTCTACCTCTTCGATAGCAGTTCTGAGGCGCTTTAAAGCAGGGATCGCCGCAATATCTTCTTGTGTAATTGATACTTTAGGTGTAAAAATGATATTTTTATCATTTGCAATCATATTATAGATGCCGTCTTCTCCATTTTCAAGTTTACTTGCTAAGCCTTGGAAAGATGTCTCTCTTTTGTTAACAGTTACCATTCTATTATCAGTTAAGATTTTTTTCTGTTTTCGCTCTTCTTTATCCATAGCGAAAATTATATAATCGGTTAAAATTTCTAAGTATCTATTAGTAAGCTGTTCAGGAGGAGTTTCATCTATAATCTTTTTGACTAATTCATTGCGCTCTTGCGGGGTTGCGAGTGTATAATCTAATTTCCTTGTTGGTTTAATATTTTCTTCAACAATTTTTTCTTCTATTGATTTATCCAAATCCGCATTTTCTATATCATTTTCTTCCTCTTCATAGAGCGCATCTTCTTCTAAATTTGCCATAAAAGCTCTCCTTTCTACGTCTTAATTATAGTATATCATAAAATTTTTTCTTTGTCAAACTCGATTTAAGAAAATTGATTGATTTTATTAAAAATTTTTTATATAATATAATTAGAAAAAACAAAAGGAGAGATGATGAAATGAAAACAATTTATAAATATCCATTAAAAAGAAGAAATCCTTCAGATAACTTAATAAAAATTAATATGCCTAAAAATGCTGATCTAGTAAATTGTGGTTTAGATATGAATTATAATATTTGTCTTTGGGCTTATATAGATAGTGAGGAAGAAGAGGAAGAAGAAAGAAAATTTTATATTTTAGGAACCGGATGGGCGATCCCAGAAAATAAAATTTTTATTTATATTGGAATGGTTAATGATAATGGATATATTTGGCATATATTAGAAGATGCGGGAAGCGAGGTGTAAGGCGCCACGAAGGGAGGTTTCCGCAAAATGACATTAGATGAAGCAATTAAACATTGCGAAGAAAAATATAATGAGCAAAAAGAAAAAGGTTGTGAAGAATGCGCTTTAGAGCATTTGCAGTTGAGAGATTGGCTTTCTGAGTTAAAAATGTATAAGGAGTTAGAAGAATGAAAATTGCAGTTACAGGTCATAGACCAGAAAGACTTAAGGGACAAGAAGCCATTATTGGTCAATGGTTATATGACCAATTAAATAAATTACAAGAGCAAGAAGAAAAAATAACAGCCGCATATAATGGAATGGCAATGGGAGCTGATCAAATCTTTGCTTTACAATGTCTAAAATTAAATATGCCTGTTTATTGTGTTTTTCCTTATAAAAGAAAAAGATA